GTAGGCACAGCAGGTGCTGTCGTGTCTCCCTCCAAAACTTCATCGTCAAGCGATACGCCCGTGCTTGTCACTCCAAGCAGGTTTTGCACCTGTACGCGGAAATCATAATTAGATGTGACATCAAGCCCAGCAATCAAAATGCGCGTTTCTTTGGTTTCGGCGTGGAAGTAGTCGGTCGTGCCGTTTTCATTCCATCTGACTTTATAAAAATCAATAAAGGCGTCGTCAGGCGCAGTCCAGGTAAGCTCTACATTTGTCGTTAATGTGCCGTCAGGCCCAACTGCTGCAATTTCTGTAGCAGTTAAGTTTGTGACATTTTCGACTGTTCTGCCGTCGTATAAATCAAGCTCACCGCCTGCTAAAAAATCTTGCTCGTCAGATGTGTTCCAGTCGTATATGGCTGATGCTATTTCGATGCAACTTAGATTTACACCTAGCGCACCATCAGTAATGGCAAGAGAGTAGTCGATAACCTCAAACACTTTGGAGCTGTAATTAAGACGGTCGTTTGTGACTCGTATTGTGTCCCCAACCTTTACCCTTAAGCCTTTAAGGTTCGTCGTCATTGTCATCACGACTTGTTGGCGTGACTTCAGCAAAGCAATCTTAGCTAGGCGCTGTGCCTGCTGGTTATTGGTCACACAAGGTAGCGGCATGTCTAAGTAGATAGGGTCGCCATCTTCTAACTCATACGTTGAGCTAATTTGCGCAGGGTAATCAAGAACCTTAAAGTTCTTTTCCTCGGATACGAAGATGCCCTTAACGCCGTTGTATATGCCTCTGCGCGACTGCTTAGTCTGCGTCTGTATATCGCTGACAATATCGGCTTCTGTAAACGTGAGCGTTGGCGTCTTGTACTCTGCGCCATCGACGAAATACTCGCCACCTGAGTAGGTTAGTCGCCCACCCATAGAGGCTAGCAGTTGCTCGATATTGGCCTTGATTTGATTGGCTGTATCAATGACGCCATTACACTGATATCTGTCTTGCGTGCCGCCAGCGTCTAAAGTGACTTGCTCTTCACATAGGTCAGCGGCATTACCGACTGACGTGTCGTTTATGTTTGCCGCTACTTCGCCAAGGCCATAGCTTTGGTCGAGCATGTAATCACGTAGACAAAGCGCAGGGTTTTGACTGTAAGCAGTTGTTGATGTCCTAGGGTCATAGACCTTTTTGCCCTTAATTACCGCTGTGATGTTTGGTACGCCTTGCGGGAACTTGTCTTGATTCCATTCAAGCTTAAACGCTATATATGCAATGCCTGAGAGCTTGTGGTCAGAAGTCCATAAAACGTTGGCGTTAGTAAGCTGCGTTGAGGCTGCTTGCCCTGCTGTGCCAAACTTGCGGTCTATAGTGACATAGGTGCCCCAGTCACTTTGAAAGCCGACGGTCGTCCATATTTTCTTGTCGTTAAACCAAATTTCATCGAACGACTCTATTTCGTGGGAGGCAAACGCGACAGCCATATGTAAATATTTATTGTCATCGCCTGAGTGTGAAATAAAAACGACCTGACCACCGACGCGCATTCTGCCGTAAATAGTTTTGCGACTGCTTGCAGGCTCGCGGGTCGTCTGTGTGATACCCCGCATCTGTGCGCCAATGTTGGGCTTTGGTGCTAGCGCACGCGAAACCATCGACAAGCCAGCACCTAAAGCAAAAGCACCCGCAGCGGCTGCCCAACCAATTGCAAACGTCCCTGCGGCAATCATCGCTGAACCTATAGACGCTAATCCTGCAACTGCCGCAATAGCCATGTTTTTACCTCAGAACTAAAGAATAAACGCGCTCAATTTCCTCGAAGTTCAATCGCTCAAGGATTGCGTCGAATGGCTGATGCGCCTTGGTGTTTATATGTAGCTTGGTAATGCCTTCAGCCGCTAACGACTCAATTGCGTACTTAATGAGCTTGACGCCTGTAAGCCCCTTGCGTGCAGGCTTGGTCAAAAAGATTACGTCGTTATTTGCGAACAGATGGTCACGGTAGTGCAATGACTTACTGACTAGCACCACAAAGTAACCCATCAACTCATCGTCTTTGCGCGCTGTGTAAATTCGTAGCGCGTTAACGGCATCAAGTCGTGCGTAGCCTTCCCAGTCAGGGTTCATCTTAATGATGTCTTTGTTAAGTGCTATTTCTTGCCAGTGCTGCTCTAGTAACGGCTCAATCTCACGCCTGACTTTTGCTAGATTTTCTAATGCAAATTTCATTAGTCTAAGTCTCCTGGGTCTTCTCTGCCGCCATCATTTTGCCCGTTGCCAGTTCCTGAACTTGTCCCTACAAGGCTGCGCCCCCAGACAATCTCTTTCTCTGCCATCTCAGCGACAAACTCAAGCCCCTTGTCATTTGGGTAGTCAATTTTCTGGTCTTCTGCTGTGTAGCGTCTGATGCGCGTGCGCTCAAACTCAATCAGCCGATTCTCGACATTGACCTGAATGGTCGCTGTCTCTGACGAGTCATTGATAACCATTGTGTCCATAAAGCCACTGAACACAGTTACGGGGCTGGTTATGACGGCGTTTGCCGCGTCCATAGCCCCTAGCTTTACAGTTAGCTCACGCCCTTGATAATCCTCGTCACGCGCCTTAGCCAACAGTGGGTCGGTGATGCCTGACAAGGTGACAGTGATGCCGTTTGCCTGCAGCTCTGATGACTCAGCAATTTCACCGATGTTAAGCAAGGTGCCTGCGCCCACATAGTCAACACTACTTACCGTAAGTGTGCCGACACCATTCCAAAGGTTTAGGTCGCCAGAATCAAACGCGCAAGTGACCAATACAATAGGGCGCACCAAATCGGCTTCGACAGCCGACTGCATTGCACTTGATAAAGTTCTGCTCATATCGCCTCAACACATGCAAAGGTGAAGCCGTACAGACTAGCCTGGTTAATACTCCAGCCAATCTCATTAGTTGCTAGCCGCCAAGTGCCTTTCGGTAAAGTAAAATCTAACGGGCTACTCGAAGCGGTAGCTCGCAAAGGCGGCATCATATCAATTGATGACGCGCTATTTACTTCCGTAATGATGTACAGCGCACCGCCAATCTCGAAATAATCACCAGCGACAGCGCCAGTAAACGAGCCTGTGATAGTAGTAGCGTTCACAGCGCCTGTGCCTGTGCCTGTGGCCGTTGTATTGTGCAGGGGGTTGCCAAGGGTAAAGGTGTTAGCTTGACCCCTTAGAGAGGCAAAAAACGCCTCCAACTGCTTGGCTTCTGCCCGCTTCATGGGCGGCAATGTTACTTCCGCTTCCCACCTGACACCCTGGTGCTGGTAAACCTGCTGGTCATAGGTAAAAGGTGACTGACTAATAGCCGTTGCAGAGCGCAACCGCATCGTCATTGATTGAATGCCTACACTTGGAAACGCCGCCATTATGCACCCACCATTGCCTTACTGAAGCCACCGCCTCTCATTCTAGCATCTGCGACCGCTGACTTCGCGGCATTACTAATCTGTGGCAGTAGGTTAGCAATCTCAGCACGTACGGTTTGCTGTACGCCTGTAGTTACGTTGATATTTTGGACTACGGTAACACCGCCACCACCTAGCTGGTCATTAGGCACAACGCGCCCTGTCGTACTTGGCACGAATATTTCTGGCCCTTTTTCGCCAACTAGATAAGGGGTGCCACCTGTCGCAACACCGCCACGGGCCAAGCCTTGCATCCCCATGCCACCACCGCCGCCACCACCGCCACCACCGCCTGCACCGAATCCGCTTGATATGCCGCCACTAATTGCGTCAAACAAAGGCTTAGTAATGTAATACTGCACAAGCATCTTAATTAGCGAATCGACAACGCTTTTAGCCATGCTTTTCATTGCATCACTAAACTTTTGCGCGCCCGTTACTGCCGCAGTAAATTGATTGGTAAACGTCTGCATAGCGTTTTTGGTAAAGCTCTGAACCGCCTGCTCAATGCTCGGCATTTGCTGGATGACATTTTTAATTGCCTCAGCCACATTGCGCAAGCCAGTAATCATCGGCATATACCACGGCTCTTGAGCGATAACGACGACCTCTTCCAGTTCGTCCTTTACGCTTTGTATTGGCTTTTTAACTTCGTCTGCCGCGTCTTGTAGAGGCTTTATCAGCCACTTAGACCAATCAACTGGCTCCAAAAGTGCTGGCACCTCTGCACCAAGCTCATTTAAGCGTGTGACAATGCGCGCACGTTCTTCGCGCAATTCGTCTTCTGTAAGAATTTGCAGAATTTGTCCGTCGCCACCAATACGGACGCGATTTAACATGCCCGTAAAGCCACCTTCAAGCATTTGGTCTATCTGGTCAATTTCTGTCTGTAGCGCCCTTATGTCATTAGGGTCTGCTTTTCCTACGTTAAAAGTTTCGGCAAGTGACCTGCGAGCGCGGCTGAAGGTGTTTATTATTTCAATGCCTGCGTTTGTTATACCCTGCAAGCCAATCAGTGCAGTGCGGATGTTTTCAATCAACTCGCCTGCAAGATAGCGCCCAAAGTTCTCTATGCCTCCATGCGCCTCAGACTGTTGCAATATGTATTCTTTGAAGCGCGTCGCAATCAACTCTAAAGCAGGAGCCATGCCTGCGGTCATTTGTCTGACTACACCCTCAAAAATAGAGCGTAGTTTAGTGAAGGCGTCGTTGGCATCTTGTACGCCTTTAGCGGCGTCAGTAGACATCACAAGGCCAAGCTGTTTGGCCTCTTTAAACAAAGCGCCCATTTCGTCAGCGTTAGCACTAAGCATGTTCAGCATGCTCGTGCCTTCTGAATCGAAAAGTTTAAAGGCTAGTCGTAGCTTTTCCGTCTCAGTAAATACGGCGTTGCCTTCCTCATCTACGCGATTAAAGGCAGAAGCAAGTGATTGCATGCGCTCGTCAAGTGGCAGTTGCTCAATACGACGTGCATCTACGCCCAACTCACGCAAGGCAGATACAGCCTCGCCTGTGCCTTGTGCCGCTTCTGCGGTGCGCCGCACAAAACGTTGCAAAGCCATATTGAGAGTGTTGGTTTCTATGCCCGCTAATGACCCTGCAAATTGCAGTTTAGACAAGGCTTCGGTGGTAGTACCTATCCTCCCTGCTGTTTTAGCTAAGGCGTCCGTGGCTTTTAGAGAACTACTGATTAGCAAGCCCATACCGCCAGCACCTACGGCACTGACGAGAGCAGTTTTAAAGCTGAAAAAAACCTTTGAGAGTCTTCCGAATGCAGCTTGTATGCCGCGCAAGGCTTTCTGCGTTTGGTCAAACGCTTTAATGCGGATGCTTACGGTTTCATTTGCCATCGTTCGACTCGCTCATAATCTTGAAGTAAGCGAGCCACTCATGGAACTCAGTAACCGAAATCTGCTCTACTTCTTCGATAGTCTTGTGTAGGCGGTCAGCTAAGGCAATAAGGTTCATCCTCGTCTGACCGCTTTTTAGTTTTTTTCGACATCCTCAAATGACTCGATAGTGCCGAACATCTCATTGGCAATATGCGAGACAACGGTTGTCTCTTCCCCCATTAAGTCGATGCGGTCCTCGGCAGAGCTAAACAGCTTTTCGCCGTCTTTGCTCTCAGCCTTCATAAGAATCAAATCAACCATCGCGGCAATGCTTGGGTTTTGCATTACCTGCGGGTGGCGCTTTTGCAGCTCGTTAAGGTCATAGCAGGTTAGAGGGCGACAGAACAAAACGAAATCGCCGTCACCGTCCCCCCATTCTGCAACGCTAATTTTGCGACGCGAGCCTTTACGACGCGCCCGCAATTCTTTAGCGAGACCCATTAGTTAGTTGACTCTGTTACAGCGCCTGATACTTGCACAGAGAAAGACGCCTCAACCAAGCCATCGTAAGACGCTGAAATTGTCTTAGCAGTCACGATGCCAGCACCGACGTAATACTTCTCGCCTGTGCCTGTGCCAGTGGGGTGGATTTCCCAGTCGATAGCCGCGCCAGAATCAAGCACCAAGTGCTGTGCGTCTGCGTCGTCCCACAATGCGTCGATAGTGAGTGTGGCGTCTTTGAGGCTAGAAAGGTAAGACTTAACAGTGTCACCCATTACTGTATCCTCAATGGTGTCAGCAGTCTCATCAATTGAGTATGAGCGAACCTCGCCAACTGCCGCTTCTGAACCACCACTAGCGGCAACCTTTACGACACCGCTTGAGCCTTTATGTGTAGCCATGAATTTTCTCCCTTACGCGTCGCCGCGTGTATATGAATAAAGAATCTGTACGGTGACAATGACGCCGCCAATAGGGTCTATTGTACCATCATCCACCTCAACGCTGATAACCTGCGTGTCTACCGCGTAACCGCCACGCGTCCTATCTTCATCAAGTTTTTCGTCGATAGCCTCTGCAATCTGGTTGCGGGCTGTGTCGATGTTCTTGTGCTTAACAAAGCAAACAAGCTCGTAGTCGATAGTGCCATGCCTGCTGGTCATGCTACCGCCAAGGCTTGCGTCCTCGCGTGTCTCGTTTGCCGTCCTTACCAATATAGCGGGGAACTGTGCGTTAGATAGCTTGTCAAAGTCAAAAGGCTCACGCGTCACTTTTTTGACGTTTGGCGTCGATATGGCAGACAGTGCCGTCACAATATTGGCGGCGATGTTTTCTCTAACGCTCATATCTTAAGCCCCTTAAAGTAAGCATCGCGGATAGCGCGGGTGTCGCCTCGGTTGAGGCCAAAGAAATTACGACTTCGATTGTTAAACGCCGCCTTCTTAGCCTCTGTACTACGACTAAAGTTGATAATACCGTCTTGGCCCTTCATGCCAAATTGCATGTCGCCGAGCATCTTACCCGTAAATATCAAATTAACCTTGTCTACAGGTCTGCCCTTTTCCTGCCTAAAGCCTTTGTAAGCATCGGAATAAGGTCGGAATGGCTTTTCGTTTACGTCTACACCGCTACGCGTGCGCTTATCAATGCGCGCTCTACCCACTGCCGCAGCTCTCAACATGGCGCGCCTGTGGTTCTTGGTAAACGTGCGCCCTAGCTTCTGCACCATCTTGCGCAGGTCACGGGGCTTTGTGTCTATGTTTACGGTAATCATCGGTCTAGGCGGTTAAGCGGAATGCTTTCCTTTTCCT